TATCAAGTCAGGGACTTCTTTGCACATGCGGCCAAGTTACCGCGCCCACCACTACGGCGAGGATGGTGCCTTCTATTTCACGCTGACCTTTGACATCATCGACGGCAAGCTAGACCCATCAAGCATCAAGATAAAGGGGATAGAACAATGACTATGACAGCAACATACAGCGGCGAGGAACTGAACGTCACATTCGTCGCATCCACCGAGCGCTGCGACTACGGCGTAGAGGGCAGCCCCGTCTGGGATGAGGTCAACCCAGACAGCATCGAGATACTGCACTTCGACATCCTCGGTATTGACGTGGACCCGCGCATTTTGCCGCAAGAATTACAAGACGCGATTCACGCGCTGTCGAACGAAGTGGATTTTGAATAATGACCAGCATCTACCTAATTATCTTCACTTTAAGCACTGGCATGGAGATCGGCTACGTCACCGGCAAAACGTCAAAGGTGTGTGACCGCATGGGCGTATTGGTTGCGGAAATGGAAGAACTGTGGGGCCAGCCCGTTGACGCCTACTGCCGCGACACAGGCATCCCGTTCCTGCGTCCGGTGGCACGGCCATGACACGCTGGAGCCGACCAAAATCAGAGACGCCATCAGCGCGACACACACTCGCACGCGATGCCTATGCCATCCACTACGGCCACATTCGGAACATCGTGCAAGCGCTGGACAACGATCAGTTTGACTGGCTCTGCGCGTCAACAGCCAAGATCAACTGCGAGAGCATCGCTGAATATCTGACAGAGCTGGTGCGCGATGCATACGAAGAAGCGAAAGGACCGAGCCAATGACCGAGGTCAAAGCAGCGGCGGCCCGCCGCCTGCGCCGCAAGCTGGAGATCCTCAAGCTCGACGCATCCAAGTCTAGGGGGCAACTGTTCCACGACTTGCAGGAATGCTTGGCGCTAATCGCCATTATCGAAAATGATGTCAGTCGATCTTAGATTTGTTGCGTGCGGAGATAGCCTTGGCTTTTCTCCGCGCGTCTTCCTTGCTGCTGGCGCCCCAAGCTTGCAGAGATTTTAGCAACCTGGTCGGCTCGCCGTCCTTGCGCTCTGTCCCAGGCATGTTGCCCATGCGGGCAAGAAACGACGCGCGCCTGGGGTTGTCGCCAGACTTGACAGGCGCCTTGAGGTTCATGCCCTCGGCCTTAGCCGATCGGCGGCCTGCTTCGTTCAAGCCGCCTTTCGGGTTCTTGCCTTCAGACCTTTGCCAGGCTGGCGTCTTAGCCATTTTTACCTACCGGAATATTTGCGCATGGTGGATTTTTTTTCCGTCTGTGCCAAAGACCCTTGGGTGGCTCCGCCAGATTGACTGCGTTGCTGCGCCGAACTCACAGCGTCCTCAATGGTCTTAAATCTTGGGAACTTATTTTTAGTTTGCCGTTCATATTCATGCGCCAACCCCATAGCGCGATCCACGTCAACCTCAACGCCCTTGTTGGTGCGCGTATCAAACCAGACCGTCGGGATGTTCCAAACCTGTCCACTGCCTCCATCAACGTATTCAGTAACCGTTCTTTCGCTCATAATAGAACCGTCAGGTAGTTTAATGGGTTTGTGGACGCGGGGATCAAATGGAATTAAATCAGCCATCCTTCTTTTCCTTAAAGCCACCGGCCTTCCGCTTCATCAGCGAATAGGTCTTTGGCTTGATCGTGCTTTCGCTCTTGGGCCGAGACGTGCCGGCCTCTTTGCGCTTGTTGATGTTTGCGTATAGTCCAGGTTTTGCCATCACGACTGCCTCTGAATGGGGTCCATTGCCCGCAGAACAAGACCATCTTTTTTGTGAAATGTCAAAGACTGCAGCGCACGCCGCGCGCCGTAGCCCATCGACGCAGCGTATGCATCAGGCGGGCAGAACGCACGCAGGCTTTCCCAACGCAGCGGCCCGACATCCTTGGCCTGGTCGTGGTGGACATGGCCCGTCAGGAAATGCCGGTGCCTGGTTTCTGACCAGAACGGGCAGATGTCCGAAACGTACAGCGCGGCTTGTTGCGGTTTGGCCTTGTCGCCGTGGTGAGCAAAGATGGCGCAGCGCCCCCACTGCATCATAAACAAATCGCGCGGGCTTGCATCAACCGTGATGCGCGGCTCGTTGCGATACCAAGCCGCAAGACCGACGCGCAAAATCCTAAAGGCGTTCTCGTCGTGATTGCCACGCAGCGCTCGCACAATGACGGATGCGTGCCGCGTCAGAAGCAGGTCAACCATTTCGACAAGGATGGAAACGCCACCGTCAACAACCGCATCAAACCGGCCATCTACATCAAGCTTGTGCCGGCTGGCGGGGGTTTCCGCGTTGTTATTGTCGGCATGGAAAAAGTCACCGCCGATAATTAGCACACTTGTTTCGCTGGATGGCGTGATCGCCATGACTTTTCCAAAGGCGCGGCGCATGTCTAACAGCGCTAACTTTATGTCGTAGTCCTCGCCGCTGGTTTCAATGCCAGAAGCGCGCATTCCCAAATGCACATCCATCAGCGGATAGACGCTGCACAGATCTGCCATCACGTTTTCCGGTGGGTCAACCGGCGGCGCAGGCTCAATGCTTCCAAACGCTGTCCGTATACGGTCCAGCAAGTCTTCTGGATCATCCCGCTCTGGCTTCAACAGCGTTGAATAGCTGGTTCCGTCCTGGCTCTTAGTTTTGGCCCATACTAATGCAGGAACCATGCTAGTCCCGATTGCATCCATGCTGTCACGAACCGCCGGGTCCAGATGCATCCCCAGCTTCTTTGCTTTCTCCAGCCGTGATGCGTAGGTGTAATAATTCAGCCCAGCAGCGTCAGCGGCATTGCGAACGGATCTGCCATGCTCACGCCAAAGGTCTACGGCCTCCCGCAACAGGGCTGGTTCAATAGGTGGCGTCGGCATAGGGCGTCCCTAGATTAGGCAATCTCAAAATGGGGGCCGTCAATGAACGGACGCTTGCCTTCGCTGCGGCGCAAGTCCACGTACGAGTTCATCGCGTCTTCCATCGATCCATCCCAGTCGCGGATGTCCGGCACATGCCACGCGGCACCCCAGCGCAACACGGCACCTGTCTCTGTGGCAGCTTGCTTCATCGCGTCAGCAAGGTCGTCGTACAGGTTCAGTTCCCACGAACCACGGCTACCAATGAAGGCCATCAGATCGACCGCTTTGCCGTCTAGGTGCTTGGAGCGCATGGTCTTGCTTGCGCCCTTTGCGACCAATGCTCGCTGCTCTTCCATCGTGCGAATACCGCAGATCACACCGAAGTCAGTCTTCGTAAGCAGTATCGCCAGCTTTACAGTTGCGACGAGCTGCTCGTCTACGCCTTGCAGGTTGCTCAAGCTGCGCTCTGAAAGTCTAAAGCTCATGTGTTCTTCTCCGGGGTGTTGCTGGCGCCGAAGTAGAAACTGATGACAGCGGACGCGCTGCCACCCAGCCAACCTACGGCGACGTTGATAAGGCCGAGATCGGCGCCGTGGTCGATGAACGTCACCGCCCCGACGTAGCCAAAGAACGCGAGTAGCGTACCGACGGCAAGGACAGTGGGTGTCATATCTTTGACACTAGCGTGGCGGCGGCGCGCACTGTCCCGGTCGGAAGCAGCAATCTTCACCAAGTCCACGTCCAGCTTCTTCATGCTGACCTTGAAGTCGGCCTCAACCTTTTTGATCTCAGCCAGCTGGTCAGGCGAGGCGTTTGTTACCGCGGCCTCTACAGCTTCCAAGGTTGACTCAGGAAGCCCCAGCTTGTCAGCCACCAGCTTGAGCGCCATGCCGCCCAAAGGACCGCCTATCGCGGTTGCGATGGTCGGGGCTACTGCTCCGAGTATTGCTGTCAGGTTTGTCATTGTTGCAGATCCTTCAGATACAGGGCAAAAAAGTACAGCAGCCCGCCGCCTATGCCGACAGTAGCGAAAAGCGTCGAGCCAAGAAACACTTTTGCGAAGAACGCTTGCTGCTGCTCAACCGCCGCCTGTCGCTGCTTTCGTAGCTGCCCCTCGGTCCGCAAAATTTCTTCCCATGTCCCTATGCCATAGGTCATCGACACCCAAACCTTTAGCTCGTAGCGCTGCGCTTCTATCTGCTTGCGCGCCAACACCGCTTGCGTAGCCATCGCCTCGATGTTGCCGGAGCCAGTCAGAAGCCGCGTGACAATGCTGGGGTTCTTTGTGGACTTCTCGATCGCCGAGATCTGAGCGGACGCACCCATCCATTTCTGGATGTCACCGTGCATAGATTCAATATCGCGGCCGACCTCGAACCCGCGCTTGAGCATCGAGAACGCTTTGCTGGCTGCGCCTATGGCAAGGGTTACGGAAGCGGGGTCCACATTATTCCCTCAAGCTTTAATATGGCGGATCATTTGCCGACCCGCGCAATCAGTGACTTTATATCGTCGCGGATTTCACCCAGCATCTTATTGGTTTCCTCGCGCGACTGCCGGGACAGCTCCATATCTTCACGGCGCTGGTTCCACAACCGCTTGATCTCTTTGCTGTTCTCAACGCTGCGCGATTCCAGCCTAATCAGCCAGACAAAAAATGACACCAAGGCCAAGACAATTGGCCAATACGAAAGGACATTTTCCATCGTATACCTTTACAATTTTGCGGGCCAATCGGCGTCTGTTAGATAAGGGAAGCTTACATGGCTCGTGATGTCGCGCAAAGCCTGACGGTAGATTTCCCATTCGAGCGGGATGTTGGTTCCCTTCTCGGTGTGGAAGACGACGACCCAGTCAGTTTCTGTTAGAAGGCTATCACGGCGCTGCCTTACATTCGCCGATGCCTTTTTGAATCTTTCTGCGCTGTCGTCAATTAGACGATAACTGCCGGGATAGCGCTGCTGAACAAAACTTTCATCCGCAACAATCCGGTTTATTACGTCGCCCGATTGATTGAGTATTTCGTATTTCATCACAGCCCTCGCCGTTGAATTATAACAATTCCCTGCCCGCCAGCGCCGGATTCTGTGGTACCACTGCCAGTATTAGAGGCGCCGCCGCCGCCTCCACCAAGTGTCCCACTTCCCCCTTTGATACTGTATGCGCCTTCCGATGCGATTGCACCACCGCCGCCCAAAGCTCCCGCATAGGACGCGGCTCTGGTAGTACTTGCTTGCCAAGCGCCGCTGCCGCCACCAGTTCCTGGATTTGAACCGGACACGCCACCACCGAATACCGCGCTAATTGGGGACAAGCTCCAAATTACATCAGTTGTAGTATCTTGCAGAAAAAATCCTGCACCTGCAGTATTCCCAGAACTAGGGCCAGCCGATCCTCCGCCCGCAGTTGCTTCGTCGTCGGCGTTATCAGACCCTCCTCCAACACCAGCCCCACCAGTGGCAGCTGAAGTTGACCCCCCTGTTGCGGTAGCTGTGCCGGATGAATACCCGACGCCATACCAGCCAACTGCACCACCACCTGTCGCGGTGTTGTTCCCAAAGGTCGCGCCGCTGCCACCGCCAGTAAAATTAAAATCACCGTCAGATGCGGAGCCGCCAGAAG